CCTGATTGGCCAAACTTTTCTGATGGCTTAACAAAGTCTTCCTTATTACCAGCACCACCAAGAGTGCCACCTACACCAGAATCTCCTTGACCAAAATCAAAGATTGATTCCTTAAACTTTTTCAACTTTTTATTCTTTTCTGCTAGTGGATTTGGGTTTACGTTTCTTGGTTGACCAGCAAAATTTGCAACATCATCGTTGCTAAATTCTCTTTCCTCACGGTATGTAGAATCTCCTAAACCTGAACTAGCAGCAGCACTTTGTCCTGCTGCTCTTGAGTTTGTTGTTGGTCCGATTCCACCAACGTCAGCAATCTTTGCGGAACTTAAAGACTTGTCACCAAATTTCTTTCTTTTGATTGTGTCTGCGTCTTTATTGAAGTTGTCTACTTTTGGTTCTGGTTGTTTAACTAATACAGGACCTTTATCTTCAGTATATGTGCTACCGCCACCAATTTTAGGTGTATAACCTCCATTAGGTTTGATATCACCATCTCTCACATCATCTCTACGACCTAGTTTTGCTGCAAATTGCATAACTGGACTATTGTTATCTTTCAATACATTTAAACCTTTAGATGTAAGGTTTGACTTTTGAATAGACTTTGCACCAACTTTAGATTCATAGATTTGCAAGAATTTATTTGCACTTGTGTAGTGTATTGAACCGTTGTCCAAGAATTTTGTTGTTTCTGTAAACAAGTCAGCAATATCACTAACTTTTTCTTCTAGGTCTCCAGTGTTGTCGAAGCGAGAGAAACTTTCAAACAATTCGGAAAAATGTGTAATATTCTTTTGTGCTTCTGTCCAACGGGTATGACGAATGGATTCTACCATCATTCTAGACAATAAGGTGTTTCTTTCTTGGCTCACTTGGTCTGTTGTGTCAACAAATACCATCATGGTTTTGTAACCCAATTCTTCCAATTCTTCTTTGATTTGAGAAATCTTTTCATAATCATCAGCAGGACCATTAATGATAAGTGGACCACGTTGACGAATTGCTTCCATCTTAGGATTCATAGAACGCATGGCCAATTTGTGCTTGTCGTTCATAATGTCCATAACTTGTTGGAAGTTTAATTCTACAATGTTTTGTTCTGCAATACACTCACGGATAACAACATCTTTACCAGAACCAGGACCACCAGTAACAAAGATTGCTTTACCTTGTCCACGATTGGTAGATTCATGCAATCCCATGCCTTTAGTTACATCATGAAACAATTCTGTTGCATGTTCTGGATGTTTCTGAATGTTTGTTGGTAGATTCTTTTTGAATTCTTTGAAGTTACCAGTTTTGACATGGTTACGCATGTCAGTACCTGATATACCAGGTTTACGTTCACCAGTTGATTGTTGTTCGATATGGTCAAACTTAAAGTATCCGTGACGACCTTCTACACCATTATACTTTTTCAAGAGGTGATAATTTGCTGATGCATCTTCACCGGATGCAACGATGGCGTGGGTGTAACCTTTTTTATGCATCAATGCAGCATGGTGCAATAGTCCTGGTGCTTCTTTTGTAGCAGGAACAATGTTTGCATCTGGAAAAGCACGCTTGATGTGCTTCATTTTCGTCTTAATGTCAAGTGGGTTTTTCTTGGCATCATGAGCATGTGAAGCCACAATAATGTGGTCTGCGTGGTTCTTTTTAGCCAAATCTTGAATACCTTTGACATTTTCCTCATGACCCTTAGTTGGTGGATTCATGCGGCCAATTGCCAGGACAATCGACTTGGTCTTTTCTTCTACTAATTGTCTAAAGGATTTCATCGTGGTCTTGCCAAAAAGTTAAGTCTGTTGAATTCTTGTCTATCATTTAGTTTAGAAACTTTACCTTTGTGTGTTGCAACGAAACCTTCTGGTTTAACTGATGCATCACCAACTGTATGTTCTAAGCCACCTGTATGTCTTGCTAAAACGTGAACCAAAGAATTTTTTGCTTGTTGCAAGTGATGATGCATTTTAAAGAAGTTCTCATAGTGTTGTGTATTGTTATCAATATGTTCAACGTGAGCTTTCTTTTCTGCTTCTTTTCTAGCAATCGCAGCAGGAGTTTTTACTTTAGCAATATCTTTGTCATATTTAGCTTCGATAGATTTCTTTAGTCCACCAACACTTGGTTTTTCACCAGTTCTAATAGTTTGGTTAATATGTGTCTCAATAGGACCACCAGCATTTCGGTGTGGCTCTGTGGCTGCATACATTTGTTTACCATGCAGATCATGTAGAGCTTGTGCTGATGCCAAATGGTGATGGTATTGCTCATCATCATGTTTGGACATCATAACTTTAGATGTGTCATGACCGGGTTCTCTATGATAGACATCCGGATGGTTTTTAAAACCAGACAAATCTGGATGAAAATCTGCTTTCATGTCCGCTAAGGTTTTACCATGATATTGTGTGTGCGTATAAACACCAATCTTGGCTTTACGAATCTTTTTACCTTCTTCAGACTCTTTAGGTGCAGAATAATTGATTGTGTTTGGTTTGAAGTGAACTCTACCGTCATGTTCAGTCTTATCACCATGGCCAAACATCATATCACCTTGATAAACACCAGTTTTAGGTGTAACTTTAGGTAGATGATGTAATGCGTCTTTTAGTTTAGCGACCAGACCTGGAGCATGTCCATGGTTTAATTCGATGTCTTTTTCTGAGTAATTAACTTTTGGGTTTACATTAAAAGCAGATTTGGAAGCAACAAAAAACTTACCGGTTTCTGGATGGTGACCGTATACGATACTTGGTGAACCATCGTGTTTCATAGTCAAAGTAGGATCATTTTTGCCTGCTTTGATGTGTTTCCTAACTTGATTCAATACTCCAACCGCATGGTCAAATCCTTCTGAACCACCATGGATAGCATGATCTTCCACATGCGTAATGTGTTTCAGCTTGGACTCGTCAGCTTCCTCTTTAAGTAGAGATTTAAAAGTTCTCATGTTTACCTTTAGACATTGCAATACACTATGATTGCCATGAGGGTATTTATATAACTTTTTAGTTTATAACCCTAAACTGTCGAGAGTTTGGGTTCGATACATAGTCAATAATTTTCAACTTGGCCATTGCCTGCCAACCAACCATAACAGTGAATTTTATCAAATTCTACTAGATATTCTTTTGGAATGTTGACAAAATGAGCATGTTCAAAGTCCATAAAATTGAACAAAGGTAAGTTATATTGTAGTACTTCTAGGTAATTATCAACCAAGGACGGGCAAAAAGAGAACAAACGAGTAATCAATAAGTCTGTAGCACCATGTGTTACTTGAGGCATCCAAGTTGGAATACGTTTCTTAAACACATATTTACCAAATAAGTTATCGTAATCACTTAGTTTAAACTCTGGTTCCAATATGGAACGACCAGAAATCTTAAAAATTCTTTTAACGTCTTTAAACCAAGGTTGTTGTTTTAAAAGGTGCAATGCATTAAATAACAATACACTTTCTGCCATGGCCTGTTGGCCACTACTTGAGAATTTGTTAACGTCCGGAACTCGATTCATATCCATAAAAGCATTCAAATATGGTTGAAGTTGTTTATGTTCTTCTTCCGTCAATGATGTAAGAGATGCATCAGCCAAAACAATGATTGCTTCTGGAACTCGTTTTCGGATAGATTCAACCGTCAATACTGTTTGTTTAAATCTCTGTTCGTGACTCCAAAACCTTGTATTCAGAGATTTAATTGCCGAGGTTACAAGGAATAAGTTTTTATCTGGTATAAAACTCATAAGTAATAATCCAATGTATCGGTATTACGATAAATGTTGACGGCTTCAGCTCTAGGATGTGGATTGCTGGAATCAAAATCGTTGATGATTATTCTTCTTGCATTTGGAAGACCAATAATCAATTCTTTAGATTTGAATCCTAAATTACTCAACATTGCTCTTGTGACCCACTCTTGACTTTTTTCCCTGGCGGTTGTAAATATAATCAATGATCCATTTCGTTCATATTCTAACAACCTTTCAACATTCTTTGGCAACACTTCTGGATCAGAATCATAGGAATCGATACCCACTCGTCTTTGAGCCTTAATAATTGTGCCATCAATATCACAGAAGATTACAGGTTTGTCATTGTACTTGAACCACTCTTGTGCTGTACCCACATCAACATAGTTAGATATAAGTTTCTCGGTGAAAATCTTTCCTTCGTGTAACATAACTGAAATTACATCAGAGACAAAGATTTCTTTTTCGGTTGATATAGATTCAAATGCTTTTTTGTATTCTGCAACAGATTCAAACTTATAACCACCAACACAGAACTTATTGGATACAACACGTTTCTCAATAATATCGGTAATGATGCCTTGTTCATTAGATACAACAAAACTTTTTGCTCTAAGTCGATTCAAAACTTCATGTTCCGCAATATCAGAAACACAGATATAGTTTCCTGGTGTTTTTGTGTGAGTAAAGAAACTGTCACAGTCTTTTACCAAGAACTCAGCCTCATCAGATATGCCAGCCATTTGTAAGATTTGGTAAACTGTGTCCGCTGGACCTTTTGTCAGTTCTTTGATTATGACAACTTTGACTTTACCACCAAATTGATGGTTGATAAACTTCTCAGCATCAAATGCAGAATCGTGTTCGTTGAGAATGCCAACAGTGATGTTGCAATCGGGATAATCTGCAACCGCTTTCTCCAACATCATTTTATGTTCGTAGTCAAATAGTAGATACTTCGGTTTCATGTTAGGGAAACGACTAGAAAGACCTGCTGCTGGTACAATTATTTCCATAATCTTTTTATTTCATCCATTATAAAGTTATATTCTAAATCACCTTTTGTTGTATGTAGGTACACTCTCAACAACATTAGTATTAAAAGGTAATCGTTGTTTGCTTCTGGGAAATCTTCAAATAGTTTATTTTGAATGTTGTGTAACTTAGCACCTAGTTTGGTTGGTTCTCGTCTAAGAAACCAGCGACATTCTAGGTCTTGTCTAAGTTTTGCTATGTCGAATACATAAGAATCGTATTCAATGGTTACAGGATCAATCAGTTTGAATCCGTTTATTGTATAAATGATATTCTCTAATGTCAAGTCACCAAGGTAAGATGTGTGTGGTAAAATCTTAGGTAACTTATCAATCAGTTGTTGCTTGGTAAAAGGAAATGCCTCAGTTGAGGTGTCCATCCAAGCAAGTTTCTGGTAGTATGTTTCAGTAAAGTCTTTTGCTTTGTCTACACAGATACTTTTTAGTTTTGTTAGTGTTTTGAATAAGAATTCTTCTAATTGATTGGTGTTATGTGACACCAGATAATTCTTCATGTCTAGGCCATGGAAGTATTCCATGTCAAAAGAATCACCATCAACATTATAAATTTTAGGAACAGGAAAACCAACTGCTTGTAACGGTATTAGTCTTTTCCTGTTTCTTTCTGTGTTACCAATTTTTCTTACAAATAGACCATTAGAATTTTCCATCAAATAGATTTCACTGCCTGAATGGCCACTTAACTTTTTAACTATTCTTGGTCCAGTTGTCATAATCATTACGAATCAAAGAGTGCCAAGTGCCATTGTGTGCACCAGGTGGAAATGGATTATTCATGTTAACATATACAAGATTTTCACCATGTAAGTTGTGTTCATGCAAGTTGGCACTCATCATATTTTCACCAATATATTGTGCACCAGCATCATAATACTTATCCATGTTTTGGAACGTAGACATATATTTGTCCATGGTACTTTGTGAACCAAAAGCAAACTGGTCATTACCAAAATCACGTTCAGGTACCATTCTACAATTTGGAATGTATAACTTGGTGTTATCGAGTTGTTCAAAAGGAATCTGAACATTCAATGCATAGTCTGTTCTTGTTTTTATGACCCAATCATATTCAATTCCAGAACTCATCATCAAATTACGACATTCATTTATAGAATACAATGCAGAATAGGTGAACCTTGGTGGATACTTTTGTGCGTTTGGTGTATTAGTATACTTTGTGTCAGCATCAGTAACCAAAACAGGTTCCGTTATCGTTTTAGTTGCTTCATACAATTCAATAAGTTTTTCTTCACCATCAAACTTCCAGGTATGAATGTAAACATCTACGTTATAGTGATTCAATAGATTCTTTTTGTAGTATTCGAATCCCTTTTGGAATGACCTGGCTTGGCCAGTGAAACATAATGCTATTTTCATCTTTGAAGATATACTGGAATGTTAACGATATCAAATGGTGTATTTTTAAGAAACAAGTTTCGCAATAACATCATGTGTGGACAATATCTTTGTTCCTTATGGATCTTAATATCCACCTCAGGATATTTCTTTACATTTCTTAACCAATCTTCAAACTCAGGTTCAAATTGAGTTGAATGTAGGTGTTCATAGTTGTTGTACAGGAAATAAGCATTTGCCCATTTGAAAGGCATAACAGCAAAAATATCCGAAATCAGGTTATACGATTCTTCCAATGGAGTGACAATGAATCCAACTTCTGTAAATTTGAAAGGTGGATTGAATCCTAAATCGTATCTGCAATAAGAAAGATTGTCGTATTCACTATCAATCAAACCATAAGCTTTGAATCTACTATAATTCATAGATGCATTTTTTGAAATGCTATCGATTGTTTTTGGTTTTGGATTTTTTGCAACTACTCTTTTTTCAATATCTAAAAAAACATTTTCATATTCAGAAAAATCTTCAGCCAAAATCTTTACTGGTTTCAATCGTTCTTGTATATTGT